AAAGTAAGTATTATTCTCTTGAAACATCAAGAGGCTATATTTGAAGGGTATCAAGATGAAATTGATTATCTTATAGGACATGAGCAACGGAATAAATTTATCCGAAACCTCTGTTGTAGTCTAAAAGGTAACACTTTAATCCTCTATAACTATGTAGAGAAGCACGGTCAACCTTTATATGAGTTGATAAATAGTTACACTGACATACCTGTGCATTTCATTCATGGGGGTGTTGATGTTGATATGAGGGAAGAAGTCCGAAGGTTAACTGAGGAAGCATCCCATTCAATCATCATTGCATCTTATGGTACATTCTCTACAGGTATTAATATTAGAAACCTACACAATGTAATTTTTGCATCACCGTCTAAATCGAGAGTAAGAAACTTACAATCTATTGGACGGGTTCTTAGAAAAGGTGAAAACAAATCGCAAGCAACACTATACGATATAGCTGACGACATTTCTACTGACAAAGGACATAATTATACGTTACGTCATTTGTATGAAAGATTCAAAATTTACAAGGAGGAAAATTTCCAATTTGAAATCAACGAGGTTCATCTAAAATCAAATGATTAACTACGCCAAACATGATGAAGACTTCTATGGAATCTTTAAGCTGACTAACGGCGATGAGATTATAGGGAAGGCAGTGCTTCATAATGAAGAAGGTGAGTCAATCTGTTTCATACAGGATCCATTAAGTGTTGAAGTTTTTACAAGACATGTAGAAGAGGGGAAGGTGGCAAAAGGAATCGGACTCGCCCCCTGGATGCAAATGTCTGATGAAGAGTTTATAATTGTAAGAGAAAAAGATATTGTAGCGTTAGCAACTATGTCCAAACAACATGTGATGTTATACGAAGCATTCTTATCACAAGAGTTTGGATCGCGCCGCCCGAATAAAAGAATTAAACTTGAAAAAGAAATGGGTTATCTTGGTAAGATAGAAGACGCAAGAAATCTATTTAAAAAACTATATAACCTCCCTTCCAACCCTGACAGTGTTGAGTCTAACGGAGATTGACAATCTTGTCAACCCCTGTTACAATAGAGGAGCAATAGAAATTTCATATGAAAGGACCAAAAAAGCAGAAGCAGCATTATGTTGATAACAAAGAACTGCTTGCTGCTGTAATTCGATATAAAGAAAATGTAGCTATTGCTGAATTGCAGGGTAAACCTAAACCCAAGGTCAGTGAATATATCGGATCGTGCTTTCTAAAAATTGCTACTCATCTATCATATAGACCTAATTTCATAAACTATATGTATAAAGATGACATGATTTGCGATGGGATAGAAAATTGCATACAATATATTGATAACTTTGATCCTGCTAAGAGTAAGAATCCATTTGCTTACTTTACGCAGATAGTATATTATGCATTCCTTCGCCGTATTGCTAAAGAGAAACGCCAGCTGGATATTAAAGAGAAAATCTTGGAGAAGTCTGGATACGATGAAGTCTTCTCGGTTGACGGAGATGGTGGTGCAGAGTATAATCAAATTAAATCTCGCATTGCAATCAATTCTAAACGATGAAGATTACACAAAAAATCATAGATGATCTCACTGTAGCACTGGCTCATACTAAGAAAGATGGGACAGAGAATTGGAAAGACGGTGACGAAATAGATGTATGTCTTGCTGGTACATTTGCAGCAGACAAGTTTATTACTTTAATTAATCGCTCTAAAGATAAATGAAGGTCTTATTAATAACTGACCAGCACTTTGGAGTGCGAAATGATAATCAATATTTTATTGATGCATATAAAAAGTTTTATTCTAAGATAGTACTTCCTTTTATTGAGCAATCAAATATTGATACTGTTATAAATCTTGGTGATACATTTGATAAGAGAAGGTCTGTAAATTTCTTATCATTAGATTCAGCTAGAGAGATGTGGTTTGACCCTCTTGATAAGATGGGTGTCAAACATTATATTCTTATCGGGAATCATGACATCTATTATAAAAATACATTAAGAGTCAATGCTCCCTCAGAATTATTTGGACGTTATAAGAACTTCGAGGTTATTGATACCCCTACCACTGTTAGCATCGGTGGTTGTAACATACTTCTTATTCCTTGGATTTGTGATGAGAACAAAAAATCCATACTTGGACAAGTATCAAGCAGTGACGCTGATGTCTGTATGGGCCATCTTGAGCTTAACGGTTTTGAAGCTCATCCAGGGCACGTAATGGATTTCGGAATGGAGGCATCTCCATTTGATAAATTTACAAAAGTATTTTCTGGACACTATCATATGAAGTCCAACCGAGATAACATTTATTATCTTGGTAATCCATATCAGTTATACTGGAATGATTATGGATCTAAGAGAGGATTCCATGTCTTCGATACAGAAACATTGAAGACAACCTTCTATAGAAATCCATTTGACATGTTCCATAAACTCTATTATAATAATGGAGTAGAGATACCCGATAACTTAGAGGGCACGTTTGTCAAACTGATCGTCGAGGAGAAAGGTGACTACCAGAAATTCGACTATGCCGTAAGTCAACTCCAAAACCTTGGACTTGCTGACTTAAAGATAGTCGAAGATCTGACCTTTGAAGAAAGCACTCAAGTGCTGGAAACCGAAGACACTATGACACTCCTCGATAAATACATAGACGAGATAGAGTTGAAAGTTGACTCATCTAATGTCAAAACAATTTTAAGATCTTTGTATGTCGAGGCTTGTGAGCTCTAATGTATCTGTTAACTGATAAAAATTCAGGTGGTGTCTATGCGGTCTATAATAAAGACCATGTTAAAACTGTTCATCTTTTTGAAGAAGAAGATGATGTGATTAGATATCAGACATTATTGGAAGCAGATGGGCATGGTGCTCTTGACATTTTAGAAATGGATAAGGACATCGTTGAAGTCAACTGCAATAATAGAGGATACTTATACACAGTAATTACTAAAGACGATTTAGTTATCCCGCCCAAAACTGAATGATTGTTTTTGAAAGTATCCGTTGGAAGAATTTTCTTTCCACGGGTGATCGTTGGACTGAGGTCAAACTAGACTCCAGCATGTCCACTCTTATTATTGGTCACAATGGTTCAGGAAAGTCAACCATTCTGGATGCTCTGTGCTTTGGTTTATTCAATAAACCCTTTCGTAAAATCACAAAGTCACAGTTGGTTAATAGTATAAATGAAAAGGGTACTAAGGTTGAAGTAAACTGGACAATAGGTAAGGATGAGTATAGAGTATTCAGAGCAATTAAACCAAATATATTTGAACTGTACAAAAATAATAAGCTTATAGATCAAGATGCTGCAACTAGAGACACACAGAAATACCTTGAACAATCTATTCTCAAGCTTAACTACAAGAGCTTTACTCAAGTTGTTATTCTGGGAAGTAGCACTTTTGTTCCTTTTATGCAGTTACAAGCAGGTCATCGTAGAGAAGTTATCGAGGATCTACTGGACATAAAGATATTCTCTAGCATGAATATGCTATTGAAAGAGAGAGTTAAGAAGTCATTAGAGTTAGCCAAAGATTGCGAGCATCTTATGGCAATGAATGACCATAAAGTATCTGCTCAACAGAAGTTGCTAGACACTATGAGACTAGCAAATGATGATAGGCAGAAAGAAAAGAGTGTACAATTAGATCTAAATCAGGAAAAGATTCTTGACTTAGAGCAGGAGGTTAAACTTAAGATTGCTGAAGTCGGTAAGTCAGAAGCAAAATTAAAGAGGATGGGTAATGTTAAGGATGAGTTATTTGAATTGAGAGATAAGCAGACCTTATATAAACGAATGTTATCTGATGTAAAGAAGGATTTTAAATTCTTTACTGAGAATAAAACCTGTCCCACTTGCACTCAGGAGATTGAAGATGAGTTTCGTCAACGTAAATGTGATACCCTATCAGAAAAACAAGGTGAATATGATAAGCAAACTAAAGATGTTACCAAAAAAATTAATACGATCACTAAAAAAATTGAGAAGTATGATGCTTTAAGTACTTCTCTATATGAATTACGCACAACTGTCAACTCCCTTGAGAAGGATGTAGTTAGAATTCAAAAAGATTCTCTAAGAATTGAGCAAGAGATTATAGAATTGAAATCAAATACTCCTAACATTAAAGCAGAGGGTGAAATACTAGATGTCCTCATGGAAGAGGCAGAGAAAACTAGAGTTGATTGTGCACAAGTAAGAGAAAAGTTGGATGAGTTTGCAATATGCCATCAGTTACTTAAGGATGGTGGTGTAAAGAAGCAGATTATTAAGAAGTATATTCCAATTTTCAATTCTCTTATCAATAAATACTTACAGTCTATGGACTTCTATGTCAACTTCACACTTGACGAAGAGTTCAATGAAGTTATTAAGAGTCGTTTCAGGGATGAATTTAGTTATTCGTCATTTTCTGAAGGAGAAAAACAGAAAATTGACTTAGCTCTCCTGTTTACTTGGAGAGAAGTAGCAAGGATGAAAAACTCAGTCGCAACTAATCTTCTATTGTTGGATGAGGTTTTCGATTCCTCTTTGGATACAGAAGGTACAAATGAACTTCTAAAAATTCTTCGTAGCCTAGGTAAAGGCACAAACGTATTTGTAATATCCCATAAGGGAGATATCCTAGTGGATAAATTTATGAATACATTAAAATTTGAAAAGCAAAATGATTTCAGTAAATTAGTGGATGTTTCTTAAAGCGTGGGAGGTTTGGAAATATGCCTTGGGAAGTTTCGAGGATAATAAAACTGCAAAGTATGATAATGCAGTATGTGTTATACGCAGTATTATCTTCATCACTTATCTTGTTACTAATTGCTTTATTACTGCTGGTGTAATCCGACACTGGGACAGTGGACGAACTGTCCCTGTACCTGCACATCAGGATAAGAAGGTGCTATGATATATACATCTAAGGAATTCTATGCCAGTAAACACCGAAGTCAAAGGAACTCTTGCTAGACTATTAGCAACAGAGAACTTAAAGATTGAGCACCGTAAAGTTGATACCGCATGTTTCGATGTGGAAAACAGGGTACTTGTCCTCCCTATATGGAAGGCAGCATCAACTGATGTATATGATATGCTAGTCGGTCATGAGGTGGGTCATGCTTTATATACACCTGCTGATGAGTATGATGCTCCTAGAGACTTCGTAAACGTCTTAGAGGATGCTCGTATAGAGAGAATGATGAAGGTTACCTATCCAGGTCTTAAGCATTCCTTCTTCAAAGGTTATTCAGAGTTGTGGGAAAATAATTTTTTCGGTGTTAAGAATAAAGATTTAACTAAGATATCATTCATTGATAGAATTAACTTATACTTTAAAGGTTGTGCTCAAGTAGAATTCTCAGAGTATGAGCAGAGCATTGTAGATAGAGCAGCAGTTACAAAAACTTTCCAAGATGTAATTGACCTTGCTAGAGAAGTATATGATTATGCTGAGAAGACAGAGGCAGAGAAAGATAAGGAAGAAGAGTTACCTGATATAGATTTTGATTTCGATGATGAGAGTTTTGAACCTCAGCAGAGTAATGTAGTATCTCCACAGTCACAGGAGAAAGAGGAGCGTCCTGATTTAGGTGATGATGATACTGAGTATGAAGAAGATGAGGTAGAAGAACCTATCGGTGGTGATGCAGGAGATGTAGATGAGACTAGATCAGTAACAGATAAAGCATTCAAAGATAATCTTGAGGATATGGTTGATGATGATGCTAAGGAGTGGGTATATCTAAATCTTCCTAAAGTTAAGTTGAGTGATGTAGTTGAACCATGGGAGAAGATTCAAGAAGATTTAGAATATTTTTTCTATGGTCAAGCATTTCAAAATGAAAGTCATCAAGAAAAACATAATGAGTCTTTACAATATTGCTTAAAAAAATATGAAGATTATAAATCCTCTGCTCAAAAGTCTGTTACCTATCTCGTAAAACAGTTCGAGATGAAGAAATCAGCAGACCAGTATGCACGTGCATCTACTGCAAAGACTGGGGTTATCGATACTAATAAGTTGTTCAGCTATAAGATCAATGAAGATATATTTAAGAAGGTAACTGTTGTCCCTGATGGTAAGAATCATGGATTGGTTATGCTTCTTGATTGGTCTGGGTCAATGCAACATAATTTGATGGATACTCTTAAGCAAACTTACAATCTAATTTGGTTCTGTAAGAAGGTTAATATTCCATTCAGAGTGTATGCATTCCAGAGTGGATTTGGTCGTGAGTGGGGTGAGTTTCTTAATACACAAAAGAATAATGACCTTGCTATTCAAGATGATTTCCGTCTATTAGAATTCTTCTCATCTAGGATGAATAAGCAGAAACTTGAGAAGCAGTTGAGACTTGTATGGTCTCAAGCATGGTCTATGGGTGAGTGGAGTTATGTTGGTTACCATAGAGATTTGAGTCTAGGTGGTACACCATTAGCAGAAGCAACTCTATACATGCGTGAAGCAGTTAGAGAGATGAGAAAGGTAGAGAAAGTGCAGAAGGTAAATGTTATTTGTTTAACTGATGGTGAAGCAAATCCTATATCATTCGTATCAGATAGAAGAGGTGATGGAAGTAAGTCATGTAACTATCTTTGTCATGCACGTAGGACAGTATTCATATTAAGGGATCCTGTTACAGGATATACCAGAAAGATTAGTGCTTCTCCTTATGAAACTACTAAAGAAATAGTATCATTCATGAGTGAGATTACTGACTACAACTGGATTGGTATTCGTATCTGCTCTAAGAATGAATTGAATAGATGCATAAGTGGTGATGTCACGATTCAAGAACGTGAGAAGATACAAAAGACCTGGAATAAGGAAAAGTTTGCTAGTATAGAAAAGAAACATGGATTTAGTAAATCATTCTTTATTCCTAATAAAGGAATTGGTCAAGGCACCACTGACCTAACTGTTAAACAGAGAGGTGAATCTGCAACTAGAGGTGAATTAACTCGTGCATTTAAAAAGCACATGGGTTCAAAGATGACCAACAAAACTATACTAAATGCATTTATAGAACAGATAGCATAAAAATGGTTGAAGAAGTTGCTCAGATTATCAAGGACGCACTTGGTAATCTGCCCACTTTAAAATACAAGTGGCCAGAGTATCCTCAAATATTTCACAACGATGTTTACATTGGAAATGAAATGTGGACCTGTGATGGTATGAGGAAGATACATCTTGAAACTGGTGTTACTCAAAACTTAGAAGTATTACACTGTGTCTGGTATCCAAACCCAGAATACAATCTTCCTATATTTGGATGTGATATTGTAGATACAGGTAAGACAATTACTGCTGCTATTGTGGATGTATCTCCTGTCAGAGGTACCGAAAAGATATATGATAGAATTAGACCAATATGCAACCTATATAATTTTAGTGAGAGAAGGGCATTACCTTTATGGGGTGATGAAATATTCTCACCTCATTGTAAATTCATGAGGATAAATTCAAGGGTTGAGAAATATAATTATCAATCGTTAGTTAAACATCTTCTCACAATATATTGTGAAGAAATTAACAATGCAGTCAGGGATGAAAACTGGGTCAATACTATGCTTAGATTTGATGACCAGATTTATTACTGTAAACAACAGAGAAAAAATAAGAAAACTATAGCAGTACTTTCTAAGTGGTTTGATAAGGAGTGGGCAAGGAACTATATCGATACGGTATTGTTTGATGTACCAGTTATGAAAGTGTCACCTGATGGCTCCACAGTTCAAACATAGCTGCTATAATAAAGACATAACAAACAAAGAAAACCTTATGTCCCTACCTCGCACCGATGTTACTATTGAAGGAGTCCGTCAGTATTGCATTGACAACTTCGGTACATCTGTAAACGCAGATGCTGTTAAATCTGCTTCAGAGCATTTTGGTGTCCATACTTATACTATTGGCCAAAGACTCAAGCAGTGGAAAGTAAAAAGAAACCACTGGGATTTATCTGTGAAAGAGATTACAGAAAACCTAGAGAAGACTCTTGCGTCTGAGCCTGCTGTTGCTGCTGAAAATTACATCCCTGAGAAAGATGAATCATATGTAAGTTTTGGCAATTTCAATGACCTTAAAAAAATTATTTCTAGTCGCAGGTTTTATCCTGTGTTTATCACTGGGCTCTCAGGTAATGGAAAGACCCTCGGAGTCGAGCAAGCCTGTGCTACAGGAAAACGTGAATTAATAAGAGTAAACATTACAATAGAAACAGATGAAGATGATCTCATTGGGGGCTTCCGTCTTGTTAACGGCGATACCGTCTGGCACAACGGACCAGTTGTTGAAGCTCTCCAGCGAGGGGCTGTCTTGCTCCTTGACGAAATCGACCTTGCCTCAAACAAGATTCTCTGTCTCCAATCCGTCCTTGAAGGTAAGGGAATTTTCCTTAAAAAGATTGGAAGATACATCAAACCAGAAGCAGGATTCACAGTCATTGCCACCGCAAATACTAAAGGTAAAGGTAGCGACGACGGAAGATTTGTTGGAACTAACGTGCTCAACGAAGCCTTCCTTGAAAGATTCCCGATAACATTTGAGCAAGATTATCCTGCTCCAACAACTGAGACTCGTATCCTATTAAACAATGGATGTGATGCTGAGTTTGCTGACAACCTTGTTAAGTGGGCAGGTGTAATTCGTAAGACATTCTTTGATGGTGGAGTGGATGAAGTTATCACTACTCGTAGATTGGTACACATCGTGGAAGCATATTCTATCTTCCAAAATAGATTGAAAGCAATTACAAATTGTATCAATCGTTTCGATGATGATACTAAACAATCCTTCTTAGACCTTTATACTAAGGTTGACGAGAAAGAGATTGAAGAGTATAATGAAGGGGAATAACACCCCCTTTATGATGAAGAAGTATAGTGAGGACGAGATCCTCAAGGAGATAGAGGATTACATCTCCAATACATACCGAGGTCATTATTCTGTCGGAAACGTCCAGACTCTTGACCTCATTGATTCTGTGGGTGATGCTGAAGCATTCTGTAGGAGTAATGTCCTTAAGTATGCTTCACGTTATGACAGAAAAGGATCTGCACGCAAGGATATCATAAAGATCATTCATTATGGTATGCTACTATTGCACTTCAACGATAAACGTGAGAAGGCAGACCGAATAAACGCAGGGAACTCCACTGCATTCGCCGTTGATTATGACAAATGACCGTGATTTCAAAAGAAACAATTGCACTACTCAAAAACTTTTCGTCTATTAACCAGTCGATAGTTATCAAACCAGGCAGTGAAATCTCAACACTCAGTCTGAATAAAAACATTCTTGCTACTGCAAATGTACAAGAAACATTTGATAGGAATATTCCTATCTATGATTTGCCATCTCTGATTCAAATCTTTAATTTATTTGATGGCAGTCCTGTCATTGATACAACGAATGATACTTATCTAAAGGTATCTAATCCTCAGAATAGATCTAAGGTCAAGTTTTTCTACTCTGACCCAGATATTATTGTGCAACCTCCTGAGAAAAAGGTTGACCTCCCTTCAGAGGATATTAACTTTAGATTAGAAGCAGGAGTTTTTGACCAGATTAAAAAGGCATGGGCGATTTGTGGTGTCCCTGATTTATGTTTGCAAGGTAATAAAGGTGTAATGAGTTTAACATTAACTGATAAGAAGAATGATACGAGTAATTCATATGCTGTAGAGGTAGGTGAGACTACTGACGAGTTTTGTTATTGCTTTAAGATGGAGAATCTTAAGTTGCTTCCTCAGTCATATGATGTTACTATTAGCAAAGCGAATGTCGCACGCTTTACAGCAGACAACGTACGCTATCTTATAGCACTTGAACCTAATGCATGATGATTTCTTATGGGTGGAGAAGTATCGTCCTCAAACTGTTGATGATTGCATACTTCCCGATGATGTGAAGGCAACCTTCAAAAGTTTCATTGAGAAAGGAGAGATACCAAATCTCCTTCTCTCTGGGACTGCTGGAGTTGGTAAGACAACCATTGCTAAAGCATTATGTAATGAGTTAGGAGCAGATTCTTATGTCATTAATGGATCGGATGAAGGTAGATTCTTGGACACTGTACGCAATCAGGCAAAGACCTTTGCTTCTACTGTGTCTCTGCTTTCTACATCACGGCATAAAGTTCTTATCATCGATGAGGCGGACAACACTACCTCAGATGTACAATTACTCCTCCGTGCGTCGATTGAAGAATTTCAAAAGAACTGCAGGTTCATACTCACGTGTAACTTTAAGAACAAAATAATATCACCCTTACATAGTAGAACAACTGTCGTTGAATTTAACACTCGTGGAAAAACTAAACAAACTCTTGCAGCTAAGTTCTTTGAAAGATGTAGAGACATCTTGTCCAGAGAGGAGATACGGTACGATGACAAAGTGGTTGCCAAAGTCGTCCAACAATACTACCCAGACTTTAGAAGAACGCTTAATGAGTTGCAAAGATACAGCTCTACAGGTGCTATTGACATCGGCATCCTCGCAACCCTAGGGGATGCTAATGTTAAAGGTCTTGTACAAGCATTGAAGGATAAGAAATTTAATGATG